GCTTGCTGTTAATGCTACATAGTTTGTACCGTCTAAGGAAGCACTAACCGCTACTGTACCTGCTACCGTTCCAGTTGATTTAGTTACAACCGCTTGGATAGATAGGTTTTCTGTTACATAGTTAGTGTTTAACGTTGCAGTTACAGCCGTGCTATTTGTCATAGTTACAGCCGATTTCGTCATAGCCGTTACGACTTGAGCGTTTGAATATCCTACTAATAGGAATAAACAAAGTATTGATAATATTTTTTTCATTGGTTTAATTTTTTAGTTTTGCGTTACCCGAATCAATCATCTGTTTTGCTAATAAAGCAGGAACAGTTTTTACAGTTCCAATAGCCATACCAGCAACTTCTTTAGTAATTTCAATTTCTACTGAACTACTAACTTTATCGTCAACTGGTTTTACTTCTGTTTCTGTATTGACTACTTCGTCAACTGGTTTTACTTTTTTTGCCATGTTTATTTTATTAAGCCCCCACAATTAAGTGAGGGCTATGTTAATACTAAGGAGCAGCAGTTAAAGCAACTTTAGCCGAAGCGAAGTCACCAGTTACAAATGCTTTTGCATGGTTAGATTTAATGAAGAAAGCAACACGCATCTCAGCTAAAATTGTAACTAAGTTTTTAGTGAAGTCATCATTCTCATAACCAATATCAAAAGTTACATCTTCTTTGATTCTTAAGTTACCTTTAGAAGAATCCATTACTAAGAAGCTACCAACTGTCATACGAGCATTAGAAACTACTGGAATTTCCATTACAGAAGTAGAACCTGGCAATGTTACTGGGAACACATAGTTACCAGTTGTATCTTTAGTTAATTTCATTGCAGCAACATCAACTGGATGCAATACAATTACGTTAGCTAAGAAACCAGCAGGCTCACCACTAATAACCTCAGCAGTCATAATTTGAGTAATAGCAGCTACTAATACATCATAATTATTTGGAGCAGGTACAGCGTTAGCTAAACCAGTTGGAGCAGAGAAAGCAGTTGCTTGAGTTAATACACCGTTTAAGTTGTTACCAGTGTTGTCACCAGATAAAACTTGAGAATCTTTTTTCAACTTAACTAAAGTCATTAACTCGTTGTTAATTTCTCCAGCTAATCCTTGAATGTCAGATAATGCTTCTTTTGAAGTTTTAATGTAAGCAGTGATCTTACGAACGTTTGCTTTAGCTTCTACGAAATCAAAATCCGCTTGAGATTTAGCAGAACCTTCGCCAGTCATTCCAGCACCACCATCAGGGTTTTTCATCTCAGCATACGATACAGTATTACCACTTGTAGGTACTTGAGCGAATAAATCCGCAAAGAATGGAGCAGAACGAGGTATTGCAGTAATGCCTGGTTCGTATGAATTTAATAACATTGCTAAACCATTTGTTCCAACAGCAGTAACATTACCAGTAGTCATAGTAGTAGCAGCTTTAGCCGTTACACGTACAGAACCACCTTTTTTGCTAATTAAGTTAGCTAAATCTTCTTTGTTAGCTTCTAAACCTTTTACAATTTGACTTGTAGCAGATTCGTTTTCGCCTTTAGTAGAAGTTTCTTTAATAGCAGCAATTTCGCCAGCTAATTTAATAGCCTCAGCTTTTACCGCTTCAAAATCTTCTTTAGATACAGCGTTTTCTAATTTTGTTTTTAATTCAGCTACTTCTGCTGAGTTAGCTTTAGTTTCAACCGCTTTGTCAACGATTGATTTTACTTCGTTTGTTAGTGCATCATGTGCAGCTTTTTCTTCTGGTGTCATTATTTAGTTTTTAAATTTATTAATACGTAATTGTAATTGATTTTTTGTTTAACTTGAGTGTCTTGCAACGGCTCGTTTTTTGGACTTGAAGTGTTATCAACGGCTTCAATATTTTTGCTATATATGCTAGTTGCATCGTTTGAACCTCCAGCAACTACTAAACTACCTTCTTTGTGTATTCCTAATTCTTCAACGCCCCAGAAATAACCTTCTTCTTCTGCTATTTCTTTGTTAACTATGTCGTTAATTCTCGCATCGTAGTACTGTTTATTAGTAGCGTTTTCTTTTGCACTTGAATTAAGCCCTAATACTACTTTATAGTAAACCATGCGTATAGAGTTTTGAAACTCAGATACTTTATTTTCAATAGATTTTAATACATCTTTGCGAGTAATTGCATCTTTGTTAATCTCAAATACTAACGCCTCAGTAGTACCGTTATAGTTTTTACCAACTAAATCCCATCCTATTGTAGCAATAAACATATTAACGTCCTTTTGCCATGCTAATATTGAATCGTACTTTAATTCGTGATCTAAAGCATATACAACCTTGCCATTTTGTTCCTTAGCTGTTTTAGTCATACTGCCATTAAAATGAACGTCCTTATGACTATCCATGTAATTAGTAGTAGAAATGATTGGGTAAATAAATCCATCCTTTGCAGCTATTAAGGATTTTTCAGTAGTAAATAATTTATCAGCATTAAGAAATGAAAATTGACCTTTTTCGTGTGATTTATAAACGTTTGATTTTTTTAAGTCAATTAAACGGTTTTCGTTTTTCTTTAACTCAGAAAATAAATCCTCTTTAGTGGAAAATGTTTTATTTGGAAATTCAATAGCCTTAATCATTTACACACTCCCTCCTGAGAATTGATTTTAACAGCCTTATCAGCCTTTAACTTTTTTATTTGTGTAGGTGTTAATTCAGCCATTAATTAAAGTTATTCGTATTTATCGTAAAAACTTTGCGTAAAAATAATACTTATTTTGATACTATGCAAATTTATTTAAAAATATTTTGTACTTTTACGGAATATTGCAAATAATATAAACTAAATTAGTAAATAATGCAAATAAGCAATCTATTTTATTCAATCGGGGATTTATTCAACGGAACAAGCAAGCAAGCTAAAAAAGCCTATTTTAATGGTCGAGTGGACATGAATATCAATAAAGGGCAGGTGTATATTAACGCTTTAGTGCCTTATAAAATATACAATTCAATACCTCAGTTTAAGATTCCAGTTGATAAATTAGCCTCAATGTTTAGTAATGGAGTGTTTAAATATCAGAAAATAGGTAGTGATGAATTTTTACCAATGCCTCCAGAAATGGCTAAACTATTAGAGAAACCAAACATATTGCAAGGACAAAACCCATTCTTAAACCAATATTATAGACAGTTGAAGGTTTACGGAAACCAGTTTATATACAAATCAACTCCAAGCCCTTTATCAAAAGTACCAACATCATTAAAAAATATTAGTCCAGCATTATTAAAACCAGTACTTACTGGTAAATATTTCGATCAAGTTAGTATCGAGGGCGTGATTAGTAAGTACGAATACACTGAGAATGGAACTGTTAAACCGTTTGAAGTAAATAGCGTATTGTGGAGCAAAGTTGATGATTTAGACAATCCTTTAATTGGTATCAGTCCATTAGTAGGTTTAGAATTTCCAACAAGTAATACAGAATTAGCATATAAGTATTTAAACTGTATTAGTGGTGAACGTGGCGCATTAGGTATATTAAGCCGTACACCGTTAAAAGATTCAATGGGAGCTTTACCAGCTACACCAGAAGAAATAAAAGAGAAAGAAGAACTATATCGTAGAAATCATGGTGTTGATGATAACCAAATGAAAACGATTATCACTAACTCACCTTTGACTTATACACCTATGAGTTACCCAACAAGAGATTTGTTATTACCAGAGCAAATAGATGCTAATGGAATGACTATACTTGATGCTCTTGGAGTTAACAGAAACTTATTTAGTGGTTCAACTTATGAGAATTTAAAGCATGGTTTAATTTCTACACATAATGATACGATAGTACCTGATGCGGATGGATTCGCTCAAAACTTATCTAAGTTTATTGGAGTGCCAGAAGGTTACAGATTAGTGTTAGATTATAGCCATTTACCATACTTACAAGCGGATAAAACTCAAGAGGCTACTACATTGAATAGTGTTAGTGCTGCTCTTAATTCGTTGGTTACATCACAAATCATTACACCTCAGCAAGCTAATGCGATATTGATTAATCAGTTTGGGGTTAGTTTGAAGTAGTTAAACGTACAAGTGTGGCAAACAACCACGAATGAATATTACAAGTCCACTCATTGAATCTGGTGCGTCATCGTGTTTAGAACCTCCTGCTTTTAAATATTCGGTTAACTCAGTCATAAATGCTTTATATTCTTTTGATTGAAATTCGGGTGTCAGAAATAAACAGTTTTTCTTAATAAATCCAGCATCCATTAAAATACGAGTGTGTTTATTACTTGTAGATACGGCTGTAAATATTTGTGTTTGTGATTTATTCCTAATATTACGAGCGTATATAGCACCCATGTTGTTCGCTTCGATACGGCAAAACTTAACGTCATGCTCTTTTAACTTAGATACCAATAACGGTTCTGTAATCTCGCTATTATCTTTACTAAACAATACATCGGTAATATAAATATCCGTTTTAATGTTACGTCCAATAGGTGCGCTTAAATTATCGCTACCTTCATCAGCAACATCGACATAAGCTATTGAACTTTCAAATACAAGGTTCTTATCTGGTGTAAAGTATCTCAATTCTGATTTAGGAAATAACAACCCTTTAGCCTCAATAGGCTCTTGTTGATACTCAGCTAAGAATATAACCTCGTCAATTTCGTTTTTAATTTGTTGGTATTCCTCAGTTGTTTTAACATCTTCACAAAATGACTTACCGTTTTCATCAATAGCCCGAATAACAATAGATTCATCATAGCGCCCTTGTTCCATATTTACACCAATAACATCACGCTTGGTCCAACGTGTACCAATATCTATTTTAGGGCATCCAGTTTCTAAACGTGATCCGTGTGTCGCTTCTACCCATGATAACACTTTTTCGTTTACATTCTCACTTAAAGCATCTTCTAAACTCTTATACAAGTCATCAGTAATAGCTAATTTAGTAGCACCAAAACCAATAATAGTACCTCCGACACCAGCACCGAAATAACCTACTTGTCTACTGTTTGTTAGATTCCATCCGTTAACAGCTTGTTTATCCATTGCTAGTTTAACATTAGTAAACACCGCTTGGAACTTTTCAGACTTAACAACACCCCTAACATCATAACTAAACTTTTCGTAAAGTCTAGCCGTGCAAGTGTTACGCATTACAGAATCTGTAGGAAATTTTCCTAATGTCCAAGCGCAAAATAATGAAGTAACATAAGATTTACCAGCTCTAGGTGGCATCGACACACTTAAACGTTTAATCTCGTTACGGTGTATCTTCATAAAGGCAATAGCTACCTTTTCAAGAAATGGACGTTTACTAAAAAATTCATAATCATACCATAAACAAAACTGCCAAAAGTCACGCCTGGCTAGTTCTTTTTTAGCCTCCAGTATTATCTGTTCCCTTAGTTCCATGTGTTATCTTAAGTAACTGTTCATAAGACAAGTTAGATAGGTCGTTATTGTTTATATCGTTACCATTTGTAGTAACGTCAATCATTTGTTTAGGCTTACCGTAACGATACTCATAAAACAGTTTTAAATGATGAAATGAACCATTTTCAACACCTTCAATTAGTTTAGTTTGGGCAATCTCATCATATGGCGAAAGGGCTTCTATTAAAGCTAATTCGTCTGATTTTGGCTTCCTGCCTGCTCCTGGTCTTGCACCTCCGTTTTTACCCATGATGAAAAAATCTGTTTATTCAGTTACAAAATAATATATAAACTATCCTTTTACCTTCAAGTCTTTCAACTATTGGTTCAATATATAATAGTTCAAACGTGTTATTCATTCCCCAAAACTACTACAAAAATATCACATATCAAAATTTATCTGTAATTGTTTTATAATATTGTTTAGCATATTCAAAAGCTATTTCTAATAAACCAACATTAATAAAATTAGTTGGAGTATTAATTTTAACCTCAACTTGTTTTTTATCAAAAATATATCTTTCAACTACATCTATCATAAGTTTAGTACTGTTAGTATTTGAGTTTACTATATCCTTTGCATGTTGTATTGTTATCATATTATTTATTAAAATGGTTCGTTTTCATTATTAATTATCAAATCTTTCTGGTTTAGGAAGTCGCGTACATGGTCCATACACTTTTAAACTCATCAAAGGTATAAATTAAATGGTAATTAAAACCTAATTTTTTAACCGCGCTTTCAAAACCTATTTGATGGACCGACTGTTTACCACTACCAAACTTTAACTCAAAGAACACACATAGGCCATTTGGGAATAAAGCGATCATATCACTAACTCCAGATTTTAGGCCAGTAGTTATTAATTTCATGGCCTCTATCTTATTTCTGGTACCACCATTAGGCACCGAGAATATTTGACATTGTGGATCATGATGCTTTAAACAGTAATTGTTGTTGGCCCACTTAAAACATTCTGCTTGTAGTTGGTCCTCGTTTGAGTGTGTTTTTGGTTTTTCTTCGTTCATTTTATTTCTTATTTAGAATGATTCTAGTTACAGAGTTACAGAGTTTGTTATTTTTCAAATACTAGTGTAACCGTTGGTGCTCTAAGCGGTTACAGAGTTACACTACTTTTTACTAAAAAAGTATTATATAATATACATACACATAATATATTTATTTTTTTTAGCAATGCCTTGACACTCTTAAAAAAACGTATTTTAAGTGTAACCTTTGTAACCGTTAAGTTAAATATTTGATTTTTAGTTATTTGCATGGTTACAGAGTTTTAAAAAATGTATAAAAGTTACAGAGTTTTTTGTTAAAATGGTTTATAAGTATCATTTACTATTGCCTTATTTTGATTAATATCTAATTTTTTTACAAAATAAACGCGAATTGCTTTTCCAGAATATTTTATTACTTGTTGCTGAAACCCTAAACTTTTTAATTCCATTCCTAATTTGTTAGTAGAAAATATTTTTTGTTTTGACCAAGTTTCTAAATAATTCTTAATTTCGGTATTTGTCATCATAACACCTTCATGAGATAAATTAGGATCTGGAATAGCTAAATAAGATAATATCAATTCTGCTTCCATATTAGTTGACTGAAATTCGTCTGATCCTTCATTAAGTTCTTTTATATCTTCATGGCTTAAATTCCAATTAAACCC